AAAGTGGGTTACATTGCCTGATGCATCGGCATACTTACCGTAACCTACATGTTTAAGTCTTAATTTTTCTGCTTCTTTGGCAGCAAAGGATCTCTCTGCTTCTGATAGGAAAGCACTAAACTTTTTCATTTACCCATTTAATTTGAAGTTTGCTTTACTAAAGGTCATTCGATCTACGAGTTTCACAGGGTGTTCTGTATGTGTAACGAACCCCTCATGAGCAGTTGGTTCACCATTTAAGTATGGAGTTACTGAACCACTTACTTTTATCTTATCCATTAATGACTGTTTCAGTTGGAAGATCTGATCCCACACTTTGAATGTGTAAACATTTACTTCTCCCTTATATTTAGCAGGTAATGTACTATACATTTCTTCTGCAGGGGGAACTAGACCATCTCTTACCCATTTATTTACATGTTTTAGTATTTCTGCATAGTATTTCTTGCTCGGTCTCTGCGCCCTCGCAATGTTTTTGATAAACTTAAACCAGTTGAACCTCTTCTCAACCTTAGGAATGAACGCTGAAGCTTCGTTGGGACCGACCATATGAGTGCCAGTTTCACCAGACAAAACAACACCAAAAGTAGGAGTAGCATCGGGAGATATTTCGGTATAGTTAGTATGAGGAGCAAAAACAATATGCTCAGTAGTTGGGGCAGAAAAAATATACTCAAGGGTATTAGGAGTATACCTAGTACCACCAGATATGCCAATGTAATCCCCTTGGACAATGCCACCAATCCTAGGAAGATGCCTAAAGCATAAACGCAGGATGTTCGCCACTTCGCCTTTGTACTGTTCATCGATGTCCTCATAAGAATAACATATTTTTACCCTCTTCTTGTTGAATACAGACTTAGTACCAACAAAGAACTTACCGTTACGAGGGTCAGTTCCAAATACTATAGCAGGTGCACCATCCCACTTCACTCCAAGAGATATTTCCTCTTGCAACAAAGTACAGACAACCTGATAACACTTTCTTCTACTGAGTAGAATGGTGTCCTCTGGATGTTCTAGATGTTTGTTTGGCATAGTATCGTTCTGTATACTATTATTATAGCATACTCAGAGCTCTTGTGCAGATCAGTGTGCCACTATATCAACTGGTCTAAGGGTAACTTAGTAGGAATTTCATCCACTCTTTTTTGTATCAGATTATCATATCCTTCATGCAACTCACATCCAATATATTTACGATCATGTTTCTTGGCAACCATTGCTGTAGTTCCTGATCCCATGAATGGATCTAGAATTATATCTCCCTTCTGACTCCCTGCTAGTATGCATGGTTCAATCAAGTCAGGTGGAAATACAGCAAAGTGTGCTCCTTTATATGGTTTATTTGTTATTGTCCAAACATCTCGTTTATTTTTCCGTTCATAAGACTTGGTAAGACCACTATGAGGTTGAAGGCCAGTGCCAGGATTATGGTACTTACCGCTTGTCCTGTCTCGTTTACCCCAATCTTGTTTGACTGGTTCTTTGATTGCTTCGTTGTCATAGTAATACTTTTTATTTTTAGATAATAAGAATAGGTACTCATGTGATTTAGTACATCTGTCCTTGACAGACTCAGGCATAGGATTAGGTTTATGCCAAATGATATCCTGTCTGAGATACCATCCATCTGCCCTCAATGCAAATGCTAACATCCATGGTATGCCTATCAGATCTTTCTCTTTTAATCCTTCTAACTTATTACCACGTTTATTACATTTATCAGGTAGATCTTGCTTAGTCTTAGATACTGATTGTTTAGGATATGACTGACCTTTGCCAGGTCTGTAGTTATAATAACTATCTCCTATGTTTACCCATAACGTACCATCATCAGTAAGCACATCACGCACTGATCGGAACACTGATACTAAATTTTCAATAAACTGCTCTGGTGTTTCTTCTTGTCCTATCTGATTATCTTCATTACCATAGTTTCTTAAACCATAATAAGGTGGACTAGTAACACACATGCGTGCTTTGACATCAATAGTAGGGAGTGTATCTCTACAATCTCCAAATAATATCTTATTCATGCTACCAATATAGCATAACCTTTTTAATCTGTCAATTTATAGTACGGTGCTGATATACTTGATTGACTTGATGCATACAATAATAAGTCTTCGCATATATTATCCTTCTTTTTCTTATCTGTTATGTTAGATATGATATCAAATAACTTAGTTACTTGCCATTTAGAATATAAAAATGGATCTTGTGCTTCCTTTAATATTTTTTCTATTTCTGTTTTAGATACACTCTTACCATACTTTTTAAAACCTGCAGATATTACCATCTTCACAGGATCTTTCTTCTCTCTAACTTGTTTTGCAGCATCTGTTGGAACTTGAGGTAACTTGTGCTGTTTCAATAGTAGATTGATAGGACCTAATGATATCTTACCTTGGTTTGCAGACTTACCTTTGACCTCACCTTGCCACCCAGTTAAGTTTTTACCACCAAAAGATCTAAACTGTATCTTTACACCAGAATCAAAATGAATATATCCATCCATAGAAGTTTTACTATACTCTAACTTGTTAAACTTTTGAGGATTCTTCTGTTTATTATCAAAGTTTACCTTCTTCAACTGAGCTCTACCTTCTATTTTCTTTAATGATATACCTATAGCAATACCTTTCTGTATTCTCTCTTGCATACATTGATTCAATCCTCTAAAAGATTGCTCTTCATTCAAACATTTTGGATTAAAGTTCTTAAATGCGTAGATATCAGCAGGAGACCACTTATTAAGATTGATTGAAACTCCTTCCTTCTTTGTCAAATCTTTAAATGATTTTTCAATCTGACCAACAGTTGCTGATCCTCTATGAAATGTGTATCCTGTGCCTAGTTCTGACACTATTTTGTTAGCACCTCTAACACAAGAAGTAATCCACTCCTCTGGCATCTTTGTAAGTATGTTATCAATCTTTTCATCAACGTTATAAAATCTTTTTGCCTTATCTACACTTAGTTTATTGACATCTGATGCTACAATATCTCTACCTTTTGCTTGTCTAACTGCACAATATACACACTGTGCAGATTCAGTTAGTTTTGTTAGTGCAGCTCCTCCACCTGATTGTCCACCTGCAGCAGGTTTATATACAACTTCAAAGAGTCTATCATCTGCTTCTACTATAGTACCAGGAAAACTTGATACCCAACCTCTAGTTTTATATCTTGCAAACTGATCAGACAGAGTATACTTTTCTCTCAGTGCATCTAATGCTTGATGTATTTTTTCTCGCATAGCATTCCTATCCTTGCCACGAATCTCAACTCTATACAACTGATTAGAGTCATTCTTGACTTTAGGTGAGAATCCATCAAGAGCAGGTTGGATAGATTCTAGAATGTCTTGTGATGTCTTTGCCATTTAAGTATTTATCTCAACAGTGCACGAACATACTAGGTTCCTGTCACCATATACATTATCAATACGATTCACTGCTGGCCAAAACTTCTTCTTTGGTTGATTAGGGAAGCATGCTTCTTCTCTTGTATATGAATGATCCCAGTGTCCACATACTGCTGACTCTGTGTGTGGAGCATTCTTTAGTATCTGAGGTAACTCTGCAATCTCTTTTCTAATCTTTGCCATAGCATCTACAAATCTTTGTAACTCATCTAATGATTCTGACTCTGTAGGTTCTACCATCATAGTTCCTGACACTGGCCATGATAGTGTAGGTGCATGGAAACCATAGTCCATTAATCTTTTAGCAACATCCTCTGCATTTGCTGCCATGTTACGACAATCAAAGATACATTCATGTGCTACCCAACCATCTTTACCTTTATATAATACCTTGAAGTGAGGATCTATTTTCTTTGCTAACCAGTTTGCATTTAGTAGTGCTACTTCTGTTGCATGTCTCAATCCTTCTTCACCCATCATACGAATATACATCCAAACTATTGGAAGTATACTGGCACTACCATGTTCTGCTGCTGATACTTTTTGATCTATGAATGGAGCTAGGTGTTCTGCTACACCAATAGGACCTACACCAGGACCTCCACCACCATGAGGAATACAGAATGTTTTATGTAAGTTTAAATGTGCTACATCTACACCAAATTCACCAGGTTGACACAATCCTACCTGTGCATTTAGATTTGCACCATCCATATAAACTTGCCCACCAAACTCATGTACGATACTACAGATCTCTTTGATGTTCTGTTCATATACACCGTGTGTAGATGGGTATGTAATCATCAATGCTGCTAGATTATTTGCTTCTAAGCATGCTTTGATTCTTAAATCATGTATATCAACGTTACCTTCACTATCACACTTGACACCTATAACTTTCATACCCGCCATCACTGCTGATGCAGGGTTAGTACCATGTGCTGATTCTGGTATTAGACATACATTACGATTAAAATCATTCTTTGATTCAAGATATTCTCTGATTGCTAATAGTCCTGCATACTCACCTTGTGCACCTGAGTTAGGTTGGAAAGTCATTGAGTGAAAACCAGTAAGATCACATAACCATTCTGATAAATCTTTGATTATTCTATCATATCCTAGTATCTGTCCACCTGGTGTATGAGGATGTACGTTGGCAAACTCTTCCCATGATACAGGAGTAAGTTCTGATGCTGCATTTAGTTTCATAGTGCAACTACCAAGTGGCATCATACCATGTATCAATGAAAAATCTTTTGATTCAAGCTCATGAATATATCTCATTAAGTTAGTTTCACTTCTATACTTGTGAAAGACTTCTTGTTGCAACCATGGTTTAGTTCTTGAAGGTATATTACTCCATACATCATCTACACAACTATCCCATACACTAATAACAGTTGATTGATTTGAATCAAATGAAACCTGACTATTAATAATACTGTATATTGTTTCAAATGTAGTTGTTTCATCTACTGATAATGTAATCCAACCATTATCCATCTTAACATTATATCCATCAATCATTTTGATTGATTTAAATTTTACAGTATCAAATCCATCACTGTCTACTACTCTCACTCCACACCATTTTAGACAACGAAGTAGAGTTTGACGTAATAACCATATCCTTTTTGCTATTTTTTCTAGTCCTTCAGGTCCGTGATAGATCGCATAGAATGCAGACATGTTTGCTAGTAGTGCCTGTGCTGTACAAATATTACTTGTTGCTTTATCTCTTCTTATATGCTGCTCTCTAGTTTGTAATGCTAATCTATATGCAGGATTACCATTTGTATCTTTAGATAATCCAACTATTCTACCTGGTACTTTTCTTTTATACTTGTCCTTACATGCAAAGAATGCAGCATGAGGACCTCCGTATCCCATAGGAATACCAAACCTTTGCATACTACCAACTGCTATATCAAATCCCATATCACCTACAGGTTTCATTAGTACCTGACACATAGGATCTACAACTGCAATAGTTACAACCTTATGTACATTACATACTTTGATTAGACCAGTAGGTTCTTTAATCTGACCAGTAGCATTGGGCATCTGCATAAGAAAACCAAATGCAGTTTCAAACTCTTTGAGTGGTATAGGAGCATTCAAATCAATAGTTACTATATTAATACCTAATGGTTCTGCTCTTGTTTGTAATACTTGTAGTGTAGAAAAAAATATTCTACTATCTACTAAAAATGTATTGTACTTAGAAGATGAGTTGTATGCTAGAGTCATTGCTTCTGCTGCTGCAGTTGCTTCATCTAATAAAGATGCATTTGCTATTGGCAATCCAGTCAACTCTGTAACTAGAGTCTGGAAATTAAACAATGATTCTAATCTACCTTGTGATATCTCTGCCTGATATGGTGTATATGATGTGTACCATGCAGGATTTTCTAAGACATTTCTTTTAATAACAGATGGTGTAACTGTATTATAATAACCTTGCCCCATGAGAGATGGTTTAGGTCTGTTTGCTTTTGCTATATTCTTTAGTTCACTTAATGCTTTATATTCATCACAACCTTTTGGTAAAGTTGTCTTCTCTCTATACAAGATAGAGTCTGGTACAATATTTCTTACGAGCTCATCTAAACTAGATAGACCTAAATCTTCGAGCATCTTCTTTTGCTCTTCTTCTGAAGGTCCGATATGACGCTTTGAAAACATCTATTCTCCCAAGGAATGTATGATTGGTTTTTCTGTCCTTAATATATTATACAGATCCTTATTTTCAGCAGCAGATACTGGATAAAATTCTGCATGTGCATCAAATCCATCATATCTATGTGCTTGATTGATTACAATAGAACCATCCTTCCCTGATGTAGACCTGTGAAATGTACCACGAGGTAGAAACAAAGCACCACTCTGTCTATTCAGATGTACTATATGATATGGGCACTTCCAATCATAGTTTACTATTTCAAATACTCTTTCACCTGCTACTACTCTATTATAATCATCTTGAAAACTATGATTATAAAACTGTTTTGCACCAACTATATCATTTGGAGGTGATACTGCAGGACCTTCATGAACAACTAGGTCTGCTGCATTACATTCCTCTACTGTTATATCATAGAAAGTAACATCATCTGTCTCACGAAAGACACGATGTTTTCTAAAAATTACACTACTCATTTTTTAAATACTCCCACCTTTGTCAAGACGTAGAGTGCTAAGATTGTCCAAAAGACAACCTCTAATCCTATGTTGTTCATACCCAGTTTGGTTTACGATCAGGTTTTCTTAGGTAGTTGTTTTTTACCCAAGGTTTTGCTGCTATGTATCTCTTATATGCAGTAAAAGTATCGATAGTGTTATCGAACTTAAACTCAGGATACATTGCTCTAGCAAATGATTTTGGTCTTTCCAAAGTAAATGGAATAAGATGACCTGCTTCTAGTATAGTCTCTTCACAACTATGGATTTTACCATAACGATGAGTATACT